TTCAAAATGTTAAAAAGAATAAAATTGAAAAGTTCAACGAATTAAAATAATAAATAACTATGAAAATTAGAAAATTCACAGAAAATAATATATCAGAATCTCTTAAATATCATTTAGAGAATAATAAACCTATTACCGAAAACATATTCAGACCAGGTTCTGAAGCTTTCTATGATGTTATTAAAGAAGCTAGAGAACTATTTGACTTAGGCAGAGTTAATCTATGTGATGTTGATAAAGAATTATACGAATCAACTGATATTGGTAAGTTTGGAATGTTCAATGGTGAACTAGTTCCTTTAGATTTACCTATGGAAAATATAGAAGAGATAAGAGAGGAAGCCGAATATAAAGGTAAAGAAGTTAAGTTAAACTATCCTATGAGAGGTGGTGCTACTAAAAAGTATCAAGTTTATGTTAAGAATCCAAAAACTGGCAAAGTTAAAAAGATTGCTTTTGGTGATGTTCACGGTGGATTAACTGCTAAAGTTAGTAATCCTAAAGCTAGAAAGTCATTTGCTTCTAGACATCAGTGCCATTTGAAGAAAGATAAGACTACCGCGGGGTACTGGTCATGTCGCATAAATCGATACGGTCACTTGTGGAGCGGAAAAACTTATCCGGGATTCTGGTAATTATGAAACACTTAAAAACATATCAAATATTTGAATCTGCTAACAGAAAATTTATTAATGATTTTATGCTTGAATTTGGTATGTTAATAACAATGGGATTCGCACATATAACTCAAAGAGCTATTGATCAAAAAGCAACTAATGAATTAACTGATATGATGAAAAGACTCAATAAACCCCTTATAAATGGTAAAAAGTATTCCGAAATTATAGATGATATTAACTTTTTATATAAAAACCCTAAGATGTTATCAGCCTTTATAGGACAAATAAGAGAACTTTTATTATATATTGAACCAAGAGTTAAAAACTATGTGAAAGATTGTGATGTGAAAGATAATTGGTTAGGTAAAATTGATAAATTCAAAGAAAGATATAAACAAATAGTAAGTTAAATGTTACCATTTCAAGAAACTAAATTAAACAATAATGAATTTATCAGAGAGTTCAAACAAGATACTGATTCTGGAGATTTTACTTGGCATCGTGACCGTGAATCTCGTATAATTGAATCTATAGGTGAAACAGATTGGATGATTCAAATAGATAATGAATTGCCTAAACAAATAAGGGGAGAAGTTTTTATACCAATGGGTATTTATCATCGAGTTATAAAAGGAACTGGTGATTTGAAAATTAAATTAAAAAAATTATGAAATACTTAAAAAAATACAAACTCTTTGAAAAGAAAGAAGAGAAGTACACTGGTTCCAATAGAATTATTCTATTAGGTCCTCCTACGGTTGGTAAATCAACTATTTCTAAAGCATTAGGTGAAAAACTTGACTTAGAAGTTATTTCTTTAGATATGAATCAAATGAAGTTTGGTGGATTCGGAGAAGAAGAAGAAGTCGAATGTGTAAAATGGGCCCTTTCTAATAAAGTAAATAAACCAAGCATATTAGATTTTGGGGGTGGGCATATCTACCAAGGAAATGCTAAAGATTTAATCAAAGGATATAATAACATATTTGTTTTAATACCATCAGAAGACTATGAATTAAGTGATGAGATATTGAGAGATCATTCAAGAAATAACGATATGAGAAAAATGATAGATCATATCTTAAAATCAATTAAAAGTCCAAGTTGTGAATTCTCAGATACTAAGAAAGAAAAAGTTATTAAGATTGTAAAGAAGATACACTCTGGTGGAAAAGGAGAGTTGAAAGTTAGTGAAATACCTAAGGCAAGTTTAGATAAATTTGGAGATAGTCTGAAAGGCGGATTTGATTCTGCGCCTAATTGGGATAAGTATTCTTCTTTCTACACAAAAAAACATGATAAGATTAATCGAAGTATAACAGATAATCTAATCGAAGTCTATACTGAAGGGGGAAACAGAAGGTCAGTATCCTCTATTGTAAATGAAATAATAAGGAAGTGTAAATAAAAGTTTCAGTCGGATTGTTTTTAGTCAGATTTGACTTTATAATTTTCATTGTATATCTTAATAACTTCATCAAATTCAGAAATAACTCCAGATTTGAATTTATCATTATCATATTTCTGTTTTAGGATATATTCTTTAATATAATCCTCATATTCCAATTGAACAGATATCTCCATTCCATTCTCATCTAACTCAACAGACTCATTCACTTCTTCTCCCTCAACTAACTCTTTAGTAATATCATCAATATAGTCAACAGAAGCAAAATTACCCTTCTCTAACATCACTTCTAGTTTTCTGCGAAGCTTTCTATTACTAATTAGGAGATTGTTTGATATAGACAAATCTACATAATCTTTAGTGTCTTTTAATTCATCTAATCTATCAATATCATCTTCATTAGAAACACTAAACTTTTTAAAAACTGGAGAGTATGTATTAGGTACAAAATCAATTTTATCAGTACTTAGGTCAAGTATGGTGATTCCTTTTTGGTCACCCATATCATTTCTATCCATTTGCCATAAACTACCTATAAACTTAAAATTCTTATTAACTTGTGTAATATGCACATGGCCCGAAAATACCTCTTTATACTTACCAAATTCCTCAACATCTATTTTATCAGCATTTCTATGAGCAACTGAGTTAAGGTGCATTTTACAACCATTTAAATCGGAGTGACAGAAAAGATAGTCACCTGGATTATTACCAATCTCTTTAATCATTTCAACTCTTTTTTCAACCCAAGGCATTAATATTAGGTCTTTATTACCAATTGTTAATTTTGTAGTTTTCTCATAGACTGTTATATTATCACTTATATAACCATATATTCTAACTGAGTTTACTTCATTAGATCCCTTATTAAAAAGATCATGATTACCAACCATTATATGCATTGGTATTATATCAGATATATCTTTTAGAATCTTTTCTACTTTATTTAAAACATTTATGGGAATACTAGTTCTATTATCAAATAAATCACCTAAGTGAATAAGTATATCACCTTCTTCAAAATTCTCTTTTAAATAAGGTATTAAAAAGTTATAGATTGTAGATTCCATCATATTCAACCACTTATCTAAATTATTCAGATATATTCCAAAGTGTGTATCTGTTATCATGTAAACTCTCATGTAAAAATTTTTATTTTTTATATGAAATTATTATGGTATTGTTTCTTTTCTTCTAGCTTCTCTAGCACATTTTTCACAACCGCTACCAGAGTATAAATGAGCATTTGGTGTTTGCTCAAATTCTCCGTGTATTGGACAAACTATTTTAACTTTACTTCTACAATTTTCATAAAGTGTTAGCTCATAATTGTATTTATAATTGTGTTTAATATTTGATTTTTCAACAAAATCTTTGTTTCTCCTATTTCTTCTCCTAAGTGACTTTAATTCTTTTATTATGGCATTTTCCCTTGACTTGCAATTTTTATTACAAAACCTTCTATCAGGTCTACCCCATTTAATCTCTTTATTACAAAATCTATAGTTACAATTCATAATCTATTTATTAAAAGGTGGAAATGGCATTTTTCACAACATAATTATAATAAATGGACATAAAGACAATGTGAGTAATAATATATAATTTATAAAAAATAATTAAAAAAGATATGCCATTACCACATTTTACGAATATCTCAAACGTAGGTTCACCAGGTGGACCAGGTACGTCACCAGAAGAACCAGTATATACTAATTTGTTTGAAATAACATTTGTATTACCGACTCTATTACAAGCACAAGGTAGAAATACTTTATTGCTATTAGAAAACGCAACATCGATTGATGTAAACTTAACAGAAGCAATTGAAACTAAAGAACAAAGATTCAAGTATTCAACTAGAGCTTTTATGGCTGCTGGTCCTGCTAAGACAACTGTTGAATTCAAAATTAACTTTCAAGTTAATGTTAATGTAGGTGGTTCAATGGAAAACTGGAACTCATTAAAATCATGGTATGATTTAGTTTGGAATTCTCAAACTGGTTATTTACATTATAAAAGTGATATTATTGGAACTATTATTGTGAATCAACATGATAAAAAAGGATTTGTTCTTAGAAGGGTAACTTTCCAAAACTGTCAAATTAAATCAGTATCTGGTATTTCTCTTAAATGGGAAGGAAGTGATATCTGGTCATGTGATGCTGACTTCATAGCAGATTACTGGATTGATGAATATATTGATAATAACTTCTCTATTAATCCTCCACTTATTTCTGGATACTAATAGTAAATATTTAAATAAAAAAAGAGAGACATTTGTCTCTCTTTTTTTATTTCTTCATACCACTCATCATACTTGAAGCATTTTTCATCATTGATCCAGGATTAAAGTTAGGCATTCCTGCTTGTTGTTTCTCTTCATCCTTTTTCTTTTGTTTTTCTTCTTCGTCTATGATTTCATTAACTATTTTAATATTTTCTTCCAATAACCAATAAGGCCATTCATCCATTGAAACTTCTTGTGTATTAAAGTGTTTCTGTAAAAGTAACTTATTCTTTAATATATGCTTCAAAGGCATCATGAATAACGAAAATACCTGACGCTCCGTTGGGAAATGTCATTTCGCTGCGGACCTCCAAACCACAGCTACAAGTTTTCTTCAATTCTTTTAACCCAAATGTCATTTTACCAACAGCTGCGTTAAGAAATTGAAAAGAAATATCATCTATTCTTTCAAAATCTTGAAGTTTTGCTTTAATACCATCAATTGTGATAGAAGATCTACCATTCAACATAAATGGAATAATTTTTAAGAAAGCCAAATTAGGAGTTCTTTTTTCATTATTTTCTTTAATGATATAATCAGTAAATGATTTTTGAATACCGATACAAGGTGGTGAAAGTTCATAGTCTTTACCATTTTGAACTTTGAATTTAAATGATTTCGTTGAAGGGTCAAAAAATCTTTCTAATTTTTCATCAAATTCATGAAATACAAAATTATCTCTCTTCATTTCGATCTGCATATCATTACCACAAGAACATCTAGCATTAACAGCTAATGAATTACCTTGTTGAAATGTTAATTCTCTAATCATAAAGATTAGAAATAAACGGTCTTGATCTTTAATTTCTAAAAATGAAGTAACCTTACCATCAGGATATTTTAATCTAACACAAGATTGTAACATATCATTCATTTTCTCAACAATATCATAAAAGTTATTATCATCAACCATTGAGTATGATTGGATTTCTTTAACCATAGCTGGTCTTACCATTACTACTGTACCTGTCGGGTAATATTTACCACAAGGCATTTCTTTTATATCAAAGTTAAAATAGTGTAAGTCAGTTGATTTGGCTGTCTCTACAGTAGGTTTAACAAATGGTATATCTGAATTAGATTGTTGATTATCAACGCTTTCTAAATGTTTTCTTAGATATTCTTCTTCTGACATATCTTTTTTATTATTATCACTCATAGAATTATTATTTTTTTTATATATTAAGCGGTATGCTCTCTCCATTATAGTATAATATTACTAAAAGTTTAAAAACAAAAAAACCAGATATTTCTATCTGGTTTTTTTTAAGTATTTAATTATTATCCGTTGATGAATCCACCTGCACTGATTGCTCCAGTTCTAAGTATTGTAATGTTATTTACAATGATACCCATACCTTTAATTGGCTCAACATAAGTGTCAAGAACACCAATTTGATTATCAATAACATCAGGAGTGTTGTTTTCTTCATCAATTTTATTGAAGTAGTTGTATAAACCATTTCTACTTACATAAGTTTCACAGATAACATCTGCTCTAAGTTTAATTTCTGCTCTAATATCAGCTGTATTAAATTTCCATTGGAAGTCTAATAACATTCTTGATAATTCTCTTTCAAGTTCAATTAACACCTCTCTAACATGAATGTAAGAAAGAGCTGATCTATAAAGTGTTTGAGCTGTATTTTCAGTCTCAATAACATAACCTCTATTTCTCTTGAACACAATTGGGTTCATTTGAGCTTGATTTAAGAACTCAATATCAGATGGAGTGAAATCCATTTCAAGACCAGCGATATTAGTGATTCTACCATTAGTAACACCAGCAGCAATAGTCCAAGGAGTTATTGATGAACTATTAGATAGTTTTTTTCTCATATAAGTTGTAGCAGCGAACATAGCTGGTGGAACTTCAACCGGTCTACCGTTATCACTAACAGTCATATAAGGTAAGAAGTAACCTACACAAGTTGTACCAGCACCATCACCAAATGAGTAAAGGAAAGCTGGACTTGATTCAGGATCACCACCTTTAGAAACATATTCTAACTGAAGAACTCCTTCTGTATTAACAAATGTTGGAGAGCTTGAGTTTTTGAATGATCTCATTGAAGGCATATTGATGAAACCAAATGCGTCTAATCTATCACCACAAATATCAACTAATTGTTGTTTAGATCTTTCAGTTAAACCTAATCCAAATGAATCTATTAAATATCTAAAGTCAACTGCTTCTTTATTTGTAGCTGCTTTGAACAATGGTGTTCCCTTAGCTAACAAGTTTAATATAGCATTTTGTCTAGATTCTGTTCCATCAGGTAAAGAATCTTGTCTAACTCTAAATCCTTTAAGAGATATAGCTTTATAAGTAGATATATAATCATCCATTGAAGTATATCTAAATGTTTGATAATCACCACTAAAGTTATAAGTAGCAATTC